CCACAAATTTGCCACACTGAAGTGTGGCAATGTGGTTATTTCGAGTTGCTTGCGTTAGTTTGCGCTTATCGCAAGTTGTTGATTTGGCGGAGAAGGGGGGATTCGAACCCGCCGATATGCCTTATTTCATGCGGGTTGCAGCGGTGTGCTGCCGAAATGCTGCCGGATTTATTTTTTATTGTTTGCTTTTTTGGCCTCGGTAGGCACTTGCGCGAACATGGCCACGGCCTTGCTTCCGGAGTCTGCGTTGGTAGTTTCGATCCATCGGCCATAATTGCGGAAGATCATAGCAGTATCTGAGTGGCCCATTTGTTGGGCTAGCCAAATAGGGGATTCTCCTGCTGTCAGCATCATGCTGGCATAAGTATGGCGCGTCTGGTATGGGTTACGGTAGCGTAGCCCGGCAAGTCTAAGCGCGGGTCTCCATGCTGATTCGCGTATCGCAGCATCACCATCCCACTGTTTTCCGTGCAGTGGATTAAAGAACACGATTCCACCAGCAAGGAAACTATACGCTTTTTGCGCAGTTAGGGCTTCAAGTGCAGGGGCAAGCAGCTTCACATCGCGCGTCCCGCGTCTGGTCTTCGGGCTTTCAGCCACCTCTGCTGCCTGAGTCTTCGCTCGGGTAACTCTGACGATACATCGAGTCCAGTCAATATCCCCCCATTCCAGGGCGACCAGCTCCGATGTACGCATACCGGTCCAGAAAGCGAACTGAAATAAATTTCGGTGTTGATGATCTCGGCATGCGTTTAGCAGCGCGGTTTGATCTTCTGTTGAAAAAGGATCAATATCGTCGGTCGGTTTGGGGGCTTCCTGCCTGGCATAGCGCCAACCGTATAGCGGGTTAATCTCGATCAAGTCATCATCCAGTGCGGCCTGTAGCGCAGCTCGTAAAACACTTTGAACATTTCCCAGGCGTTTATTTCCTGATTCCTGCTTATCGCACCAGTCACGCACATCAGCACGGCGCAGATCGGTGAGCGCGATCCGTCCGAACTCTGGGATTAGGGTGTGAAATACGATCTTGCGGTACCCATCATGGGTGCTGCTCTTTAAATGTTTTTTCTGACGTTCGAGCCATGTCTCCAGCCATATTTCAAGCTTATATCCTTCACCCTTGTATTCAGCAAATAGCAGCCGATTAGGTGAATTCGGAAAGGTAACTGTATAGTTGAAAGTTCCGCGCTCGATGGCGTCCAAGATAGAAGATCGATGCAGTTCTGCGCGCTTCAGGTTAGCGGGGGTGGGCTGGAGTTTAATGCGCTCACGACAACGGATCGTCTTGTAGGTAAAATCGATCTGGATCGTACTATCGGAGACGGCTCGCACGCCAGTCCGTTTTCGTTCAGTACCCATTCTTCGTAGCCCTCTTCATCAATTACTCTGTGTCCGTCTGGCGCGCGCCTCCATACTACGCCCTCACGCCATTCTCCGTTCGCAATTTTGCCGTTAACCGCCGCCTTTGTATAGCCGGTATCCGCGCAAAACTTAGAGATCAGCTTAAACCTGGACATTTTATACCTGCATCCTTTGTGCACCGATCTGCTCGGCTTTTAGGCGGTTCATTGATTCATTAACTTCAAACACGCCCAAAAACAGCAGAGATTCTTCAGCTTTCTTGATCCCAGCATAGATGGAGGCGCATTCGAGGTCAGTGAGTTTCCATATGTTCGAACCAAATCCGCGCTTGCCGCACTGGTTCATTGCACGCGCGGCACCCTCGATCACTGCCAGAATGGCTGGATCCTTGGGGGGGTTTATAATAAGAGCGCCAATAATGCAATTTAATAATCCGCCCAGCTTGTGAAATTGCCCCTCGTTGAATATCCCAAATCTGGCAGCGGTTATCGATCCAAGCAGAACGACCGCGAATTCGTTGCGTAGCTCGCCCATAATAGGAAGGTGGACTGGCTTAGGGTGGTAGGGCTTACGGCGTTTTTTGGTCGAGGCGCTCATTGTTTTTCCCTGACCTCAAAATTAAATACACCATCATTGACGCTCATGACAAGCAAACACCCTCCGGTATCATCAACCTCTGAAACTGGAATACTAATATTTCCTCCCAGTTTCCTAATTAGCACCAGCAATAACTGATCCTTAAAATTATCCAGAATTGCAGCATGTTCCGGCGCGCCTACCCTGGCTAAATTTATTCCTTGTCCCATATACTTACCCTCTATTCTTGTTCAACGCTCCTGCCGCCCAGGTGGCGGCACCAAATATCAACGACAGCCGAAGGCTGGCGACCTTATATGCCTTTGTGCTTTTGATTTTCATTACGCCCCTACCCCCTGCGCTTGCGCAGCTGGTTTCGTGGCGATTGCTTTTTCTTTGGCCTTTGCAGGCGTAGCCGGGATAGGGGTAGAAGACGTTTTTTCCGCTTTTTTTGCTGCTTTGACTTCGGAAATCGCCTGCTTTTCGATCTTGTCTGCATCGATGCCGATTTCTGCGGCAATGTTCAACATCGTTTCAGGTAGTTTATCCACGCCACCGTAATAGCCGATTTCCTTTTCCCCGATCATCATCATGTCAATAAGCAAGGAAAAATGCTGCTGGACGGTCATTGCGGGAATGGTTTTTTCGAAAGTATCAACCAGATCGACTTTGTCTTCGTATTGCTCTGAAACGGGTGGCATATAAAGCTTGGCAATAGCCTCCGCGTCCTGGTAATCATCTAAAACGTCGTAGAAATGCTCAGCCATGATGCGATACAAACCATCTGCTACGGTGGGCTTATCATTGCTCATGTCAGTTTTGATCTTGTCTCGCAGCGCATGAAATAGCCGAGAACGATAGGTATTCACTTGATGTTGTGCGGCTCTTCTCTCATCTTTTTCTTTGCTGTTGTCAGTATTTTCCTGTCTGTTACCTTTGGTGGAAATCTCAAAGCCTGCCTCACGTAGGGCTTTTACTGCCTGCTCAATATTGATTGCGGGAATCAGATTGCCGTTAAAGGTATTCTCGATCAGCGTTTGCTGTACGACAGGCTTATCTTTGCCTTTGGCTGGCTTGAGTGCTTTGGCAGAAATAAGCACTTCTTCCCAGGTGCGGTACTGATCGTCATCGGGAACGCGGTCGCTCAGTTTGGCGTATCCGCTGTCGGCATTGAGGTAGGTATTGTATTGTGGACTCGGAAGTATTTTTTTCGCGTCTTTCCCCGTTATAACGGCGTGCCCTTCAGCTTCGGCTTTGTTCCGGATAGAGAGAATATGCGCAGCCTTTTTCATTCCAAAGCACACATTATTTGTGCAGACGTTTGGACTGCTCACATCTTCAAATAACTCGGACTGATTGCCGGTGCGATCGGGGCATTCGATACAGCTTCCAACGTTGGCCAGTAGCTCGAAATCGGTGATGGGGAATGGAGCGCGATCCAGATCAGTCATGAAGTCGCGCTGGATCAGATCGCGTGCAGCGCGATAGGACATGGTATCTCCAGCGGCTATCATGCCGCTGTTGTACTCTTGTTTTTTTGTGATGGCCTGGATGGCCTTCACCTGGAGTTTAGGAACGGGGATGCGCGCTATCAACAGTGCAGTCGAGGCGTCAAGATGGCCGTTAAAAAACGCCTGCCGCGCTTCCATGCAAAGATCACAAAGCTTGAGTCGAGCGTAAATATATGCTCGGCTCTTGCCGATTTCTGCCGCAATTTTGTCCACATTGAATTGATCTTTTTTAGCGAAAGCGTCTTGTTGCTTGAGCAGCCGTTCGTAGCCTTCCGCTTCTTCAATGGGGTGCAGATCGTCACGCTGAAGGTTTTCAATCACCTGGGCATGCAATACCTGCGTATCGGTAAGATTGCGTACAAAACAGGGGGCTTCATCTAACCCGGCAATTTTTGCAGCCCGATAGCGGCGTTCACCGGCGATGATTTCGTAGCGGCCTGATGGTTCGAAAATCGTATCCTGATTTTCCTTTTCTGCTTTCGAAATAGGGAAAGGCCATCCAGTTACTTTTTCCGGTTTGGTTTGCCATGTGATCTCGCGCACCAGTAAGGGTTGCAATACTCCATATATTTTGATTGATGCCGCCAGTTCTTCAAGCTTATGTTCATCGAACCGCTTGCGAGGGTTGGTGCGAGATGCATCAAGCATCGCCAGTGGCAGCATATGGAGCTTGGTTTCTGGTTGACTTGGGGAAGCGGGTAAGTTCATGATGGATTCCTTATGCAAAATGTTGGTTGTGGATACGTTCGATGATTTCGATCTGCTTGTCCGACAAACCGGTGGTTTTAACGCCATCGTTGGTTTTGGTGCAGATATTCTGGATAAACTGGTTTTCCCAGTCGGTGACATCGTGGGTTCCAGCCAGCCCACTGATGCGCTTGATCATGGTGCCGATGCTGTTCATAACGTGTCCCTCGCCAGCAAAATTGAATAGCGCAAGCTATATCCGCGATTGATGTAGAAAAACACGGTGTCAACGAAGGTTATAGAGCGCTTGGCGCGTAATATCAGGCGGCGCATGGTAGCTCCTCGTTGGCTGCTGATTTCTTGATGCGAATGGGTATTTCGCGCCAGTCTGGCGGGATATGCGGCGAGATGATTATCCGCACGCCATTCGATATCAGGTGCATAGAATTTGAACGCGCCAATTCGAATGCATCCAGCACCGTCATGTCGAGATCCGGGGTCAAGGCGCTAGGCTGCAAGTTTTTCAGCATGGCGAACCTCACGACGAATAGAGAGATTGAATTCGGGGACATGTTTGCTGGTGATGGTGTAGTTCACGCGATGGGTGATATCGCATACGGCCATGGATTTTTCATCGCAGCCGAGCGTAGAAAGCGCGCAGAGCATGTCTCCCGCGTAGTCATGCTGGTTGCCGTGAATCATGCGGATCGTATAGATGAGGTATCCGCTGTCTGAAGAGTAAGTTTCCGCCTCAAATTTCAGTCCGCGATCAAGTAGTAAATCACACAGCGCCTGAAACTGTGCGACTTCGTTCTTGGCGGCTTCGAGTGCGGCGACGATGAGGTTGGCGCGTCGGACAGCACTCAAATAGGCATCCTGATAAATATTGAGTGGCCAGCGTGCGGGTTGTGACATGGCATTCATGATGATGATCTCCGTGAGTGTTTTCAGAAGGCAGCGAGTTGTTGAGGCTGTGATTGCGGCTGGTTGCGTTGTAATGCATGAATCTTCAGTGCTTCGTATTGCTCTTCCAGCATCGGCGAGTGGCGCAACCATCCACTCCAAACACGGATCGTTCCTGGGGGAAAAATATTTGGTTTTCCCCGCAATCCCTGCCCGATCGGCATCCTGTTTGACCTGCTCGGGTTGGCTCTCATCGTTGCGGGAATTTGGCTGTTGTTTAGTTAAATCAAGTTCGCAGTTCGGGCATACCTTATGGATCGGCTCAAACCGGTAACCAGGTGGCAACTCAAGTCCGTCCACGCCATCTCTGCGCTCCGGAGGTTGTACTGGAAATGGATTTTTCATTGCGCGGCCCTCACGACTATCAGCTCTCCGGTCTGGGTGATCCCGATCTGGCGATGGGTGTGGCAATCGTCATCCTGCTGATCCATCGCGAACCGCTGCCAGAAATTCGCGCTTTCCCAGGCGCGGTCAAGTTCTTCTTCTGCCCGTTCTGCGCGCTCGCTGATTTCAGTAACAAATTGACGCAGGTGCTCCAACTCCATACTTTCCAATTTTCTCTGTGTGGCTTTAAGACTGCGGTTCATCGGTTTCTCCCTTCAATTTAGCCAGTGGAGGCGTCTGCAATTGGGTGCGACGGGGGGAATTATCGCTATCGCGCTATTGCTTGTCAAGCGCGATAGCGATATTTGTGGCAAAATAAAAACCGCAGGGGTGTCCTGCGGTTTAATTTAGGGGGGGGAGCAATGAAGAGAATTAGAGCATGGTTAGCTGTGGCGATGCGTCTGGCGGCAGATCGGATTGATCCGGCTGCTACATTGAGTCAGGACGAGGCGATCAAGCGGTTTGAAAAATGGGCATCAAAACCGCTGTTCAGGCAAGATGGAAAAGATATTGTCTTTATTGGAGAGCCACATAAGATACTGCCTAGTGATTTTGGTCTGATCGAGTCACTAAGACAGCGAGGGTATGAGGTTGCATTTCAGGAAGTTCCCGAATCTCGATAACCCTGACGGGGATGGGCAGTTTAGTTACAGGATCGACCAGGAACGGGCGAGTGATAATGTCGCCTTCGTGCGGCAACGTGTGGGACGGATCCCAGAGTCCGTCTATGTAGTCAATCCGTCCCACATCGGCAGGATGCACAGTCCATCTGACAACTGGATTAATGAGAATTCCCATTAAAAATCTTTCAAGGTCATGGCAGCGCCTTTTTCGTCATTAGCTCGTCAACATTGTTAAGGAACGGCGCAAACTTGCTATTGACGAGAGCGTTTTGGTTGTTCAACCCAAAGCTTGAAACGCTGTAATCGTTACCAAGATTATGGGTTATCTTCATTTTCACATCTTTTGCAGATGCGATTTTACGGAATTCCGTAAGTGGCATAGAAAATCTGCGTGTGGATGCGCTATTTTCAAATTCCGTATGGTTGCTCGCAATTTCAATATGTTCAATTATTTGATCGTCTGCCTTGAATTCAACATTTTGAATACTTTCAGTTCGCATAGTTAAACCAGCTGTGACATAGACTTTATCAAGGGTTTTTGTTGACCACTCGAATCCTAATGTATGCCACGGCTCGGACAAGCTGGAGCTTGCGCTAATTGGACTCTGTCGGATGACTGTAGCTCCATAGAAATCATCTTTTATGACTTCCGCGCCTGGCGTCATAGCCGAATTAATGCCTGTGCATCCTGCAAGAGCGAACAATACTGCAAATATGTAATGCTTACCCACGGTCACTCCCCTTTATAAATTGAATTTCAATTGAATTTGTAGCTGGATCAATATCTGCTGCGTCCACGTTTTTTGGGTGATTTAGCCATCGTGGTCATGATTACGGAAAATAATGAAAACACCAGAATTACGACATTAAATATTGCTTTAACTAGCTGCGCGAAAAAGTGCTGTTTAGTTGTTAGTTGAGTTGCAACCGTTTGCTCGCCTGTTTTTTCGATCGTGGTGTGGCTTAATCCTGTTCCTGGAAGCCCGACCGTGGTGCGGGTTTTTCCGTTTCCTACGGTCATTCGCGCACCACGCACGCCAAGGGAGGTGCTGACGCCGGATTTAGAAAAATTGAGTGTTACTCCGGGTAAAATCTTGACTCGTTTTTGAAAGCGTGTACCCATTTTGCTTTACCTGTAATGTCCGCCCTTATGGGATGAACCATGACCACCGACAAGTCTTTTTCCGCTGTGACCGCCTTTGTGTCCGCTGCTACTTTTGGAGCGCGCCTCAGCAAGTGGCGAGAATATCAGAGATGCTGCGATTACAGCCATTATGATGCGCTTCATACAAACTCCTTAGAAATTGAAAGCAAGCTGGATTTGTAACTGGATCACGTTATTGCGTGCCGTTATCTTTGGTCTTTTCGAGCAATTTAATAACCGAATCGACATTTTTAATTGCTTCGTCTATTACATAATCCGATATTTCCGGGTGATCAGCAAGAAGTTTAGTTAAGTGAGCTAGCCGAGTCGGTGGCTCTGTATTAAGTTCCTTTTTTCCTTTGCCACTTGCCAGCCATAGTGAGTTAACGCCTAACGCATCTGCAATCGCTGGAATATACGATGATGATTTTCTATGCCCCGACTCAAGACTGCCGATAATAGATTGATTTTTAAGACGTGCATTTTTTGCGAGTTGAGTCTGCGTTAGACCCCTGTCTTCACGGCAAGCGGCCAATCTTTCGGCAAGTGTTTTCATATTGCTATTGTGATATTTCACTTAATCGCGATGGCGCTTGACAACGATTAGCGCGATAGCGATAATTAACAAATGAAATGGAAAACATTAATTCAAGACCTCCTCGACTCTGGGTTGACTCAAAGACAGATCGCGCTTGCTTGCGAAACTGGACAAAGCCATATTTCTGGGCTGTATAGAGGTGAGCGCAAATGCCCGAGCCATGATCTGGGCGAGGCAATCATTAAGCTTCACCGTGAATGTTGTTCCCCCCAACAGGAGGCTGCATAGCATGAAACTTTCCAAAGAAATGAAATTAATCGCCGCGCATTGTGTGACGGATGTGGTGCGCGAGGCGGCGGGCGGCACCAAGCCGCCATCCTCCAAAGAGTTGAAGGCGCTGGCAAAGAGCACCGCTAAAGCGGTGTTGGCCGGATTCAGGCAGGTTAGCGGAGGCCGTTGATCTTGCTTTTTATATCCGAAATACTCGATTCGACTTTGTGCAGGTCTCCTCGCGCGGCCTTGGCGAATTCGATCATGCCGAGCGCGATTTGCTCGATGGCGGGATTGTTCTTTTCTTCGGCGAGTTGTGCCGCATTCTCGAAATGCTCGATTGCTGTTTTGAAGCTCATGGCGCGTCCTTTCGTAGTTGCTGGTGTGTGGAAACAACAGCGTATCACGGCTGGGTGCGCCACCCAACAGGAGGCCGCTTGATCCAGTCCTGCACCCTATAGCCGGACTGGATTTTTTTTGTTTGGATAAGTCAGGTTGCATGTAGTCAGTTTGAACAAATATAAAAATGGCGGATACGTTTAATCGCCGGGGAGAAAAACAAAGTGAGTCTCAAAGATCTGGCATACAGGATTGCCCATAACTATCCTGGCGGCGTAAAGCCTCTGGCTGCGCGCATGAGCGATGCGAACGGCTATCATCAGGTATTGCTCAATAAGCTTAATCCGAACACGACTACGCATCATGTGACCGTGAGCGAGTTAGAGCAGATCGCCGATATAGCCGATGCCAATCTTCCGCTTGCCGAGTATTTCGCGACCAAGATAAACGCTGTGGTGATCAGGATATTGGAGTGTAATGGCTCTGATATCGAGATACTCGATGCATTCATGGATGTAATAAAGGAGCTGGGTTCATTCTCTGCTGAGTTCCAGCGCGACTGGGCAGATGGACGCATCACCCCGCAAGAGTTCCGCCGCCTCACCAAGGAAGCCGCCCGCCTGCAAGCCACTGTGCTGAGCTTCATGGCAAGAGTGGAGCAGCTTGTGGAGTTCCCATCCACCCATCTGCATAGCATCAAGTGACATGATAACCCCGTCCCCCTTAATGATAAAAAGCGGAGCAGCCTCAAGGCCTGTTGCAGTCATCTTGCAACCCTGCAACACCACACCCCTGCCAGCTTTTGGGTCCTTCCTGGCCTTTCTCACTGCGGGTAATTCGAACCTCGTTTTTTTTCTAGGGTGTGAGTTTTGAAAGTTGGTCAACCTGAAATTTTAGAGTGTGCAGATTGCCTGGCTGATTTGGGCATGTACTACTTCTCGCGAGCTTGTTGCAGGGGGCGATTTTTGGTCAGTGTGCCATTGCTGGCATTGCGTCAGGCGTGGATGGTTCGCTGGAAAAACCGAGTCAGCGCGGAATTTTATGCAGACATTGAACGCGCCACAAAACAGCGATGGGAAAAGGTTAACGGGAAGCGCGCGCATGAAAATTGATGTGAGGTCGAATATAGATGAGGTACTTGGCTGGCTATCAGATATTCAGCAAAAACAGTTGCCATTCGCTACTGTGTTAGCTTTGAATAACACAGCAATAATCATTCGAAAGGATGCGGCCGCAGCGTTAAAAGAAAATGGCAGTGCCAAACCTTTCACTACTAGCGAAAACGCTTTTTTTATCACCCGTGCCAACAAATCAAACTTGGTAGTAGAAATAGGCTACAAGGATATTCAGGCGCGCTACATGAAATGGCAGCTCGGTGGGGGGAAACGCACAGCAACCGGTTTTGAGGTAAAGCTGCGCTCAATGGGCATATTGCCTATGGGTTACGTTACGGTTCCTGCTGCCATCCAGCTCGACAGCTATGGGAATATTCCAAAAGCTGTGCTGACGACAATTATTGGACAACTCACCACCAGCCTACGTGTTTTTAAAGGGAAGGGAAAACGTGCGCACGCTGATGCGTTATTTGTTGTTTTACCCGGAGATCGGGTCGCTGGCAGGCTACACCCTGGGATATGGCAACGAATCGAACGGGGAAATGCAAGTAATATCAAGCCACTAATATTTTTTGTAACCGCCGCAAATTATCGTGCGACAAAGTTTTTTGATTTTCAGGGCGTTGGGCAGAAAACATACGAGCGCGAATTTCCCGGACAGATGACCGCCGCACTAGCCGAAGCTGTGAGTACCGCACGATGACTTGGGAAAATTACGATGATGTGATGTCCCAGCTTAATTTGGCTGGTTTAATCCTCGACAAGCCGCTCAATTTTGATGCCCGGATTCAGCGCTGGAAGGTCGATGGCGAGGATCGGGAAAAGCGCGGATGGACCAAGCTGCGCGAGTGGACATCCAAGGCCGGGCGCACTTATATCGTGGGTGCGTTTGGCATCTGGTACGGCAATGATGACGGCTATTGCAAGCTGGCAATGGACAGCGATAAAACGTCTGCACTCACCGATGAAGACTGGCGCGCCATCAAGGCCTCGCACAAGGAAGCGGAACGTAAGCTGGCTGAAGTCCGTCGCTCTGAAATCAAGCGTGCATCGCAGTGGGCTGCATCCGTCTGGGGTAAGTGCGTAACATGTGATGCGCACGAATATCTAACGGTTAAGCAGATCAAGCCACACGGGCTGCGCGTGATGCCGGACAGCCTGGGTGAAATCAATCTGAATGGCATTGATGATTCCAATTTTTACCGGCTCAAAGTTGCGGCGGGTGCACTGGTCGTTCCCATGCATGACGCCAAAGGTGCGTTGGCCGGGCTGCAATTTATATATGCAAAAGGCCATCCGCGCCGTACCAAGATCGAACGCGACAAAGAATTCTGGCCGGCAGGAATGGCAATGGGTGGCGCCTTCGGGCTGATTGGCCCAGTGCGGCGCGATGGCATCATGCTGATCGCCGAGGGTTATGCCACTGCCGCCAGCCTGCATGAAGCAACCGGCCAAACCGTGGCCTACGCTTTTTCCGCAAACAACCTGATTAAGGCAGGCAAGCAGCTCGCCAAAGAATATTCACTGCTGCGCATTCTGTTTTGTGCCGATGATGATTATCAAACAGAAGGTAATCCCGGCTGCGCTGCAGCAGCGAATGCCACGGCTGAAATAGAACGTTCCGCTTGGATCAAGCCAATTTTCCCGGTGGATGATGCAGGCAATAACTTGCGCGCAGGCCGGAAGCTGACCGACTTCAACGATCTGCACGTCTTGACGGGTTTACCCCTCACGCTGGCAGATCAGGTTAATGTAAAGCTTGATGAACTGAAATGGCGGGATGCCAAAAAAATCACTGAAACCCCACAACTCGGGGGAGGGGAACGCATCGCGCTCAAGTCTGTACTCACTGTGGACGAGGCAGTGGAACGGTTCGCGCTGGTGTTCGGTGGTAAGGGCACCATGTTTGATTATCAAGAACACCTGTTAGTGCCTAAGACCGATGTCATGGATATTATCCCCGAGCATGGCTGGCGGGATATGCGATCCATTAAAAAAGTGGTGCGCCTATCTGAGGTTGGATTTGACCCAGCGTGTAACGATAAACGGATCCTATGTAACCTGTTTGGCGGCTGGCCAACTATCCCCAAGCAAGGACGGTGCGATTTGTTGCTTGAGTTGCTTAATTATCTTTGTAGCGATGAGGTCAATCACAACGAGGTTTTTGACTGGGTTTTAAAATGGATTGCTTACCCGATTCAGCACCCCGGTGCTAAGATGAAAACGGCATTGGTTTTTCATGGCCGCCAGGGCACGGGTAAAAATCTGTTCTTTGAATCCGTGATGACAATCTATGGCGAGTATGGCCGCGTTATCGATCAGGATGCGCTGGAAGACAAGTTCAACGACTGGGCCAGCCGCAAGCTATTCATGATCGCGGATGAAGTGGTAGCGCGTGCCGAACTCTATCACGCAAAAAACAAGCTCAAGGGCATCATCACTGGCACCAATATTCGCATCAACCCGAAGAACATCTCAGCGCATGACGAAGTAAACCACGTCAATCTGGTATTCCTGGCAAATGAATACATGCCGTTGGTCATCGATCCTGATGACCGTCGCTACACCGTCATTCATACTCCGGAAAAACTCTCAAAAGAATTTTATGAGCAAGTCGTTTGCGAAATAAATTCCGGTGGAATTACCGCGTTGCATCACTACCTGCTGAATCTGGATTTATGCGATTTCAACGAACACTCCAAGCCGCCCATGACCCAAGCCAAAAAATACCTGATAGAGGTCAGTCTGGATAGCGTGCAGCGGTTTATACAGGAGTGGCACCAGGGCGAAATCAAGAACGCGCCCTTCATGCCATGCCTCGGCTCTCACCTATACGTCACCTATAAGCGCTGGTGCGAATTTTCGGGCGAACGCTCGCCCCGGTCGCTCTCCCAGTTTATCGGCACCATTCGCAACATGTCGGGCTGGAAAGCGGGGCAACCCATCAAGGGTTATGAGAATTTAAACAGCCTCGTACTAGTGAGTCGGAAAATGATTGTCCCATCAGATGAAATGCTGGCAAATTCGCTTAATTTAATATCAAAAGAAGGTAAAACACAGTTGTTATGGCTAACAGAATGTTATTTAAAGTTCGCAATCGAAGGGAAATTCGATTGAAAAAACTACGCCAACTACGCCACAGACTACGCCTAAAACTACGCCTGAAAGCCACGCCAGCATTGAAAAACTACGGCAACTACGCCTATTTTCCCTCGCCTCACACATGCGTATACACACACACAGGCACACACACATGCGCGCCCACGGGGGTTTCATACCGTAGTTGCCGTAGTTTGAGTAGTTATAAGGGGGTTAGGCGTAGTTTTTATCAAAACAGCCGTAGTTTATCTGCTGGCAGGCGTAGTTTTTGCACCATCGGGGGAAAATCATGATCACCGCAACCCAAACCGAATTCGCCAGACTCATTGGCGTCAACAAATCGCACGTAACCCGGCTCAAGCACGCCGGGCGGCTGGTGCTGACTGAAGATGGCAAGGTTGATGTTGAAGCCAGCCAACTCAAAATCGCCGAAACGGCAGACCCCGCCCACGAAGGAAATCCAGCCGAGGCAGCGGAACCCGCCAAGCCCCGTGACACGTCCTACAACGATGCGCGCACCCGCAACGAGCTGGCCAAAGCGCAAACCGCCGAGTTGGAGCTGGCAATCAAAACCGGCAAGCTGGTCGATGCCGACGAAGCGCACCTGTTCGCCACCGACCTGGCTGCCACCTTTCGCGGCGCGCTGGAAACCCTGTGGGACAGGCTTGCGCCCGAAGTGGTGCCCATCACCGACATCGAAACCGCCCGTGCCGTGATGGTTGAGCATGGCGAACACATGCTCAACGACTTGGCCGACAAAATCACCAAATGGAAAGGGGCAGAAGCATGAATCTATCGCCGTGGTTTAAATCAACCGAGCCCCCTGTCAGGACGGGTACTTACCAAGTCAAAGACTGGGTCGGAGTCATTACCGAATGTCACTGGAACGGCACGGTGTTTATACGTGCCGGATGGGGGATTCCAAACGCGTTTGTTCGCAGCTGGCGCGGGATCGTCCAGTGATCACTGCCCTGAAATCCGCCCGCACCCTCATGGCAGCTGCTGCCGCCCGTGCCGTGCGTCCGCGTGGACGGCTCACGGTCAGCCAGTGGGCGGACAATCACCGCGTGCTCACCAGCAAGGGCAGCGGCGAAGCGGGCCGCTGGCAAACCAAGCGCAACCCCATGCTGCGAGAAATCATGGATTGTCTATCCGCCCATTCTCCGGTCAAAGAAATATGGATCATGAAATCGTCGCAAGTGGGCGTGACTGAAGCCGTGATCAACTGGCTCGGCTACATCATCATGATGGTGCAATACGCCGTCATGGTGCTGATGCCCACGCTCGAAGCCCGCGACACATGGAAAGCGCAAAAACTCAACACCCTGCTGACAGACACCCCGTGCATCCGCGATCTGCTTGGCGGACTGCGCAGCCGCGATGCCGCCAACAGCAAAGACATAATAGATTTCCCTGGCGGCCTGATCTTTCTGGCTGGCGGAAACTCCCCCAACAGCTACGCGCAAAAGTCCGTGCGCTGGCTGATCATGGATGATCTGGATCGCTTCCCCACGCAAGTGGGCGACGAAGGCGATCCGGTCGAATTGGCGCGCAGCCGCGTTAAAGCCTTCATGCGCCACAAGTTGCTATTTGCCAGCACCCCCACGATCAAAAGCGTCAGTCTGATCGAGCGCGGATATAACGAAAGCGACATGCGTACCTATCACGTCGCCTGCCCGCATTGTGGCGAAATGCAGACGCTTAAATGGTCTAACGTTAAAGCCAATCCGCAACTGACCGAAGCGTTTTACGTCTGCGAAAATGGATGTATCATCGAAGAGCATCACAAGCCCGAAATGCTCAAGGAAAAAGGTTATAGAGGCAAGGCCGAATGGATAGCGGAACACCCTGAACGCAAGATACGCGGCTATCACATCAGCGCGCTTTATGCGCCTATTGGACTCGGGCCATCGTGGCTGGAACTGGTGATTCATTTCAAGCGGATTCATAAGGACCCGGTACAGCTCAAATCGTTCATCAATCAAAACCTCGGCGAAGCCTGGGAAGATCAAAACGAAAAACTCAAATCCAACGAACTCGCCAAGCGTGCCGGCGAATATGCGCAGGGCATCATCCCGCCCGGCTGCCTGGCGCTTTCCCTGGGTATCGACACTCAGGACAAATGGCTGGCGCTCACCCTGCTGGGCTGGGGTGCCAATGGCAAGCACTGGATTATTGACTGGCTGGAAATCACGGGCGACACCACCAATGCCCAAGTATGGAACGAACTTGAATCCTATATCCACAAACCGTTGATCAACAGCTACGGCAAAGAAATGCGCATTCGCGCAGCGGGCATTGACTCGCGCGGTCATCGTACCGCGCAGGTCATTGATTTTGTCATGCGTACCACCTTGCGCATACCCGTTTACTCCATTCAGGGTGCAACTAATCGCATTGGGCGCGCCATTGCCCAAAGTGGCAGTTACCCGACCAAAGATTGGGCCGGACGTGTCATCAAGCGCGGCTATTGCGTGTGGAACGTGGGTACCGAATATTGCAAGGATTTTATTTTTGCCCATCTAGCCGCCGATACTGACCTATCCCCCAGTGAACGTGCATTCTATTTTCCGCATGGGTTGCCGGATGAATATTTTGATGGCGTACTCTCTGAAGTGTACGACCCGGAGAGCAAACGCTACGTACCGCGCCTGGGGGCGAAATACAAACGCAATGAGCCGCTGGATACGCTGGTCTATGCTTTGGCAATCGGGCAACACAAGGATATTAACATCGGGCGGGGACGCGCCGGGCGGCCTGATCCAAAATATTGGGAACGCATGGCTGCGATGCTGGAACCGGCGGACGCACACGCGGCACAAACCGATATATCCCAGGAGGTGCAAACGTCTGCACTGGCTCAGACTGAGACGATACCCGCCCCCGTCCGCAATCGCCCGCGTGTCGTTTCAAAACAGGTAAAACACTATGTCTGATGTCGTACGCCGTGTCGCGATTAATCTGGTGCGCTCTAAAGCGTTTTTAGATACGTTTACTGAACTGGTGTCCGCCGAACTAGAACGGCAACTACGCAATGAATCAGGGGGAGAACAAATCTACATAGCCAAAATATGCAGTAATACCGACAAAAAAACCCGCAATGATCTGATTCGCGCTCAATTTACAGGCAGAAATTTAGATGATTTATGCAGGAAACACGGGCTCAGTATGCGTCAGGTATACCGTATCTGCAATGGTAAATGACATCGGTTAGTTAAAATGTCAATCACTTGTTATTACTATGCGTTTTACGAACTTTAATTGAGAGGGATATTATGGCTGCGCTATCGGACTATCTGGAAAATAAAATAATTGATTGGCTGTTGCGTGGGCAAGCTTTCACGCCGCCTGCAACAGTGTATGTCGGGCTATTCACTACCAATGAAAACGATGCCAATAGTTTAGCGGTTGAAGTATCGGGCGGATCGTATTCACGGGCATCAATTGCCAGCGCGCTGGCCAACTGGGCAGGCACACAAGGGGCGGGTACAACGGTCGCCTCAAGCGGAGCAACCGGAACGACTAGCAATAACGGCGTGATTACCTTCCCGGCTCCCACGGCAAACTGGGGATCGATTACCGGCATCGGTGTATTCGATGCATCTACAAACGGAAATCTATTATTTTATGCGTCGCTGACAACAGGAAAAACTGTAAATAACGCTGATCCTGCACCCTCATTTACCGCTGCCGCATTGACCTTTCAACTCGACAATTAAACATGTTTACCATTGGTCAGTCTGTCCAGGTTGTTGGCGTATTTTCAAGAGATTTCACGTTGACCTATACGATTACTGAGGTGACTTTAAATAGTGATGGATCCACCGTTTATCTACTTGATCAAGGCGCGGGTGGTTTTGATGCGATTTATCTGGAGGCAGTATGACTCTTGCAACACGTGATGAATTAATTAGCGCGCTCGCCAGTAATTCTGATCGCATATTATGGAATAAAGCATCAATTGCAACTCAGGTTGTAGGTGGATGGACCTCACTATGGAAAGCGACTGGAACACCTACAACCGGTGCAACTCCAACAACGGCGGCGCTTTGCACTTCTGCCACTGTAGGAGCGCAGAGCTTTACCAACCAGACCTCTCCGGTTACAACATACATAGGTTATCACACGCTGATGACCGGCAATGCCAACACCAATCTGGAAATACATGACAGATTAGCTCATATGGGTGGCTTGAGTGGCACTGTAATAACTGCGCAGACTGTTGGTTTAGACCTGGCAACATTGGCTTGTCCTGCTGATCGTCTTGGCGCGGCTGATTATTCTGATGTCGCATGGTGGTTGGAGTGGTATACAGCAACAGGAGCCACAGCATCGAATGCAACGGTGAACGTGACCTACTCCGATGGGTCTACTGGGAACCTGACTGCTGTTGCAGTTGGCGGTACCGCGATGGCTGCGAGCCGAATGATTCAACTTAACCCGTTAAACACTAATGTGCTCTCAATAAAAGGGATCAACAGCGTAACCTTGTCTGCCTCTACCGGTACAGCAGGATCATTCGGCATTACTGCAACCCGCCCGCGCGCGGCCATGTCAACCGGAGGGGTCGCTAACGTACAGCAAACGTTTGATTGGGCACAATTGGGGCTGCCTAATATCCCCAATAATTCCTGTTTATTCGGCTTGATGATGGCAACAGCTACAACTACAGGCGCGATTTTTGGAATGGGCAAACTGGCTCACGCATAATCCATGAGCGTCAATTTCCCGAATGCCGACCTGTCGAATCGAATTCGTGGCGGGAATGTTGCATTCGATACCCAACAATCCGAAGTAATACTTGAAGCTGATTTTTTCTCAACGGTTGCCGCCGCCGCGTTTTTCGCTACCTCAATTTGTGTAGCGACAGCCACCGCAGATATAACCACCGGAAGTGCCGCCGCTGCATTATCTGCAACCCCAACTGTAATAGTCACTGCTACGGGTATATTATCGACGGGCATCACCTTAACCTCAATACCCGCTACGGTAGCGACAGCCACCGCGAATCTCACTACCGCAGTCAGGCTTGCTTCTACCCCGGCGGCTCAGGCATTATCCACGGGGGAATTGTCGACGGGCATCACCTTAGCCTCAATACCCGCTACGGTAGCGACAGCCACCGCGAATCTCACTACCGCAGTCAGGCTTGCTTCTACCCCGGCGGCTCAGGCATTATCCACTGGGACATTAACAACCGCGATTAATTTTGCCTCAAGTTTGGCCTCATTCGCCACAGCAACAGCAAATTTATCAGCAGGGCCGATCGGGGCAGCACTCGTTGCTACGCCTATTGTCTCGGCAACCTCAACCGCTTTGCTGACAACTGGAATTTCATTGGCGTCAGCGGTTTATTCCTCATCATCGTCAGCGGTATCACTCACAATCCCAGTCCGTCTATCCGCTAATATTTTAGCAACAGCGCTATCGACCGCCGAACTCACAATTTACAGTATGCCGCCCTCCACAATAAAAATTCCCAAGGCCAATATCAGGCTGATGTATGGCTCACTCCATGCGTCTGTATGCGGTAGGCAGGGCGGTTTTTATGGCAAATAGACGAAATTGACATCAGCTAGTTAAAATGTCAAAGGCACTCTTATAAAGTGCCGCCATGTTATCTATCCCCTCCATTGAACCTTTATCAGTATTTGCCGGTGACACGCTCACCTGGCAAATTACTCTGGCTGACTGTCAGGCCAGTGCGGGCTGGACATTACATTACCGTCTCATTAATTCAAACGGACATATTGATATTGTAGCGACGGCCAATATCAATGATTTTTTGATCAACGTCCCCGCC